TCTTCCGATCTCGCATTCGTATCGTTGGAACTTGGCATTCTCCAACCTTCATCTCCTGTTAATATTTTCTTTCCCCATATGTGAACTTCTTCTTCGTTGTCATAATCAAGATAGTCATTTACTAGCATTTCTTGTTGAACTGGCATTATGTATGATTGCTCTTCGTGTTGTACGAATGTAGATTCTGTTGAGCTTTCTTCTATTTGAAAACTTTCTTTTATACTATCGTTCAATGTAGAATTAACAAACCAAATATATATGCCAGAATCGTCACATATAAATTTCTTAGAATTAATTTCTTGTCCATTTAAAACTGTCATTCCTTGCGTTACATCTAAAGTATCTATTTTTCCGATTCTATTTCTATCTAGATTGACTTTGCAACTGCGTGTATATTCTTTCCCTTTTTCTGCATAAAATAAAAATGATTCTGAATTATTATCAATTTTTATTTTAAAACCACTCATACTAAAATATCCTTTTACATTTTTTATTGCCAAATTCTTATTACATTTAGTTACTTTAACACAACCTTGTCCAAATTTGCTGTACGGTGTGGCTACTTTACCTTTTTCTAATTTTATTTTTTTTCTTGTTACTAATTCACCGCGAAACTGATACACTATAAGCAATTTTCATATACTTAGCATTGCTTACAACTTCAAATGTATTATTAAATGTACCACGAAGGCCATATGACTTTCCTGATATAAATTTTTTATTTTCATCATAATAACATACTGTTACTTGAAAATAATCTGAACTACTCTCCCATCCGAAAGTATACGTTTTGTTTAATATTTCTATAAAATCTGAACATTTCCAAGAATTGTTTAAAATTATTTCACCTGTTTTTTCATTTAAAAATCCATCTTTCACAGCGGCTATATCAAACTCATTCACATTACTTCCAACAGACTCAATTTCACTTTGGTAATCTGGTGATGGACTTGCTCCGTATTGTTCGTATTCCGTTGCACTAGCACTAGCATTTTTTATAAGTTCTAGTTGCGGTTTAAATACAATATTATTTAGTGTTACTCCTTTTCTTACTACAATTCTTCCTTTTATTAGTTTTGACTCTGTATATGTTTTTACAGAACCATCTGATGTACTTATTAAATTTCCAGTTGCATATGCAGAACCATCTGTATTATAACAATCTACGTATGTAAAAAATGTATCTTTACTTTCATCATTTCTACCATCACTTAACTTATATGTGCCTGCTGCAATTGTTGTGAATTTACTACCTAAATAAACTACAATTGCATCTGTAGCAGTTCCATTTGCTTTTATTATACCTTTTGAGTCTTTTGTAAATGTGACTCCATTTACTGTTCCTTTATCTGTATCATTTAATAAGAGATTCTTTCCACTTCTCGTCTCTTGCTCACTGTTTCCACTTATTCCAATGATGCTTCTACAGTTGCTACTGTCTTCTACGTGTATGTATTCTCCGCTTGCTTGTCCTCGTATGCTTGCTTGATAAAAGTCTTCTTGTGATTCTTTTAACTCTTTTTCTAGTTCTGTTATTTTATTACTTGATGTTTCTGTGTTTTCTTGTAGTTGTCCTATATTTGTATCTTGTTCTTTATTCTTTGAGTTTATGTTTGATATGTCTGTATTGACTTTTTTTGCATTTTCATTTATTTTATCCCAGTTTCCATTTAAGTAATTTTCTATATCAAACTTTTCTGTATTTGTCTCTACATTATCGTGTTTTTTTAACTTTAAAAAATCAGTTTCACTCATTTATTTACCTCCTTTTCAAGAGTTTCTATTCTTTGTATTAAACTTTGTATTAATTCATCTTTTTGTTTGTCTTTTGCTTGTAATTTTTCAATTTGTTCTTGTTGTTCTTGTATTGCTTTATATGCAATAGAAATCATGTTATATGTATTTGCACCAATTTCTTTTCCATTTTCATCTACTGCTGTCAACTCTTTTGAATATTTATATTTATCACCAATTACAAAACCAATACTTTCTTTACTTGTACTATTATCTGTTTTATAATTAAATTTATAAATATCCGTATCTTTTATTATTTTTATTGCATTATCTGTATATCTTTTAATATTCTTTTTTGTTTCTTCTCTTGAATTATTTATAAAAGCCTTACCACTTACATATCCATCAGTACAATTAATTCCTTTATATGCTGTTAAATTTTCTGTACTTGTTATATCTCCTTCAATATAAACATGTTTTCCTGTTATATCTCCAATATCTGTAAACAAACATTCTCCTATTTTAAAACTATTACTTCCTGCTTGATTTGCATAAAAAGAAATATTCCCTAATATATCAATTGCGGGATAATCCACTACATTTTGTGGTCGTATATTCATCAATATTGTGCCTGTTCCTGTATCTTCAAATGTTACATTTCCCATTGCAACATCACCGCTTATGAAAATGTCTCCTGTTTTTATTCCCGTTCCAATTCCATCTAAAATCAGATTACAAGCACTTAAAACTAATTCTCCAGAAGAAGCATCACTATTTTTAGGTCCCATAGAAAAATTTTTTATATACAGGATTGGCCAAAACTTTCCATCACTTTTTGTTGTTACTCCCCAAGCCATACCATCAGATATCTCTTTATCATATTCTCCTGATACCCCAAAACTTATATAATTTTGATTATCAATTGCATTTACACCCATTTCTCCAAATTCAGTTCCATCTTCTTTGTAAAAATGTTGTCCCGTCTTATCCAATGCCATCATTACCTTTTTGTCTTTGTCCAATATTGCCAAACTTGCATTATTGTTTATTATCATCATTTGAATAAAATCTGATATTTGATTCCAAGCAACTTTTACATGTTCATAGTTTTGTTCTATTGCCGTGCCAAGTTTACTTGTTTCTGTATAACCTTTTAACTTGTCATCTGTATTAGAATTTGCACTTTTTATTGCTTCTTGTTTAGCATTTGATGTTTCTGTTTTTGTTGAATATGTTTTACTTACTTCACTTATTGTACTTTCTGCTGTTTGAGTTATTTTATTTTCTGTTTGTGTTTTTGTATAATAATTATTACTTAAATTTTTATTTGTGCTATCAGCTGTACTCTTTGCCGTCTCCGCCGTGCTTTTCGCAGTATCTGCTGTAGTTTGTGCTTTATCGGCCTTACCATCTACTGTTTTTACTTCTGTTTTTACTTCACTTACACTTTGAGTTATTCCGTTTATATCCTGTTCATGTTTTGTTATTTTTTTGGAATTTTCTGATGTTTCTTCGACTAACTGTTGTATCTTTCCTTCTGCTTGATTTATTCTGCTTTGAACTCTTCTATTTACAACCTTTTGGCTTTCCTTTTTTACTGTCGTTTCTTCTTTTTGTTTTATTTGAATCTTGCTTGATATTTGTGCAATAAATCTTCCTTCTAATGACATTTCACCTTGATAAATAACATTTTTACCATTTATAAATATTTTGTCTCCAATGTCTATAGCAGGATCTATTATTACTTTTCCTTCAAATGTATTTACTGTTAAGTCTTTTATTTTGTTATAAATTTTTTGAATTTGGTCTTCGTCAACAATGTACATATTTTCTTGATTTATCCAAAGATTATTTCTTGTGTTGTCTCCAAATTTAAAACTTCTAACGCCATCTTCATATGATACTTTTGAAATTTTAAATTCTTCACCCCATTTATATTCTCCAAACATTTCAAGTGAAATTTCTGTTTCATCTTGATAAAATTCTCTAAAACATAATTTTCCTTCTCTATCAATACACGCAAAACAACCAGCACTCTCTGCAATATAACTTATATACTCTCTTGCAGTTACAGTATTGTCATATACAGAGACCTTTTTATCTGAATTTAAAAAAGAAGTAGAACCCAATTCTACTCCTGCTTTATTACAGATATCTTGTGCAACTTGTAAAAGAGTTGCTTCACCTTTTGATATTAATTCACTACCATCGTAATTAAATTCAAATTTAATCATATTATCTAGTGCTTTTATTGTTATTGTATTATCATCATTGTCTGTGTAATCATCTACATTGTATATTCCGTATAGGTATCATTTCGAAACTACTATCATTACTACTTAAACTTTTAATTGGTATTCCATTCAATGTTCCTACTAACATTTCATTTACTTCTGCTACTGTTAATGCATGATTGATTAAAATGCCATATTCTACTCTTATTTTTGAAAAAGTTTTTGGCATTTTATCTTTATATAGTTTCATTTCAATATGTTGGCTTGGTGTACCACCTAAACAAAATTCTTCTTCAAATGCATTTCCACCCTTTTTAAAATCAAGTATATAATCGGGATTTATTAATACATCATCTATATAGATATTCATTGCACAAACTGGGTTTTCATATATATTTTGTTTCCATTTTTTACTTGTTTTGTACATTAACTCAACCCCTTTGCTTTATTTACTGTTGCTTTTTGCTGTGCTGTTAATTCCTTTTGCATCAAATTAAAAGACACTTTCCATTTTGATTTGGAAGTGTCTTCATCATTACCTGTTTTATGCATTTCACTTGTTCTTTTACTTACTCTGAATTTGGCATTTTCTAGCATACCACCTTGTACGCTAGGGCATTTTACTGTAACTATCATCGGATTTTGGTATGTTGCTTGTAAAAGTTCTTCTGCTTCATCTTCTGATAAGTAATCCCATGACATTTCAAGCTTTAGCATTCCGAATTGCAATTGGGTTATCTATTAATGCTCCTGTTACTTTTGATGTATAACTGTCATTGTCTGTATCTTCTATATTGTCTTTATATGTACTTGGTGTTTTCATTAATTTACCATTTAATTTCCATAACATAATCTACCCTCCTACTAAAGCTTCTATGTCTTTTCCTGTTCTTCTTTTCTTGTCTCTTAAATTATCTAGTAATATTTGTCCTAATTTTTCATTTCCTACATTAACTGTTAGGTATATTGGTCTGTCATTGTTGTTTCCACTATAATTAGACAATACATCTTCAAATGTATCCCTCATTATGTTCTGCGGCGTAACAATTTCTGGGTTTGTTTTGGCTCCTGAATATTCACCTGCTAATACTGTTGTTGCTTCTGTTAATACACCACCTTTAGCTAGCCTTGGTATCTGTGGTACACTTATTGTACCTATCCAACTAAATGGTCTTAATCCCATTATTTCTGCATTTCTTATGTTTCTTAATACTGTATTTAAACCAGTAAATGGTATACGTATTACTTTGTTAATTCCATATATAATTGCATTTACTATTGATTTTAATCCACTTAATATTCCTTCTTTTATACCATCAAATATTCTTCCACCTGTACTAAATACATTTTTTACTGCTTGCCATGCTTGACTAAATTTATCTCTAAACCAATTAGCAACATTTCCAAATACTCCACAAATTCCTTGCCATACTCCACTAAAGAATGTTTTTACTGAACTAAATGCATTTTTTATCCCTTGCACAGCATTGTTGAATTTGTCAGAAAACCAGTTCCCTATATTACTAAATGCATTACATATATCATTCTTTCTGTCGGAAAACCATTGACCTATATTTTGAAAGGCATTCATTACTGCATCTTTTGCTTCATTAAATCTATCTCCAATCCATTGTCCTATGTTTGAAAATGTATCGCATATATTTTGACCTAGTTTACTGAAAAATTCCTTTATATCTTCCCAATGTTGTTTTATCAGTACTACAAGTGTTGCTATTGCTGCTACAATTCCTGCTATAACTGCAGTGATTAATGCTGGTGCTCCCAAAATAATTGCACCTACTGCTACTAATGCTATACCTATAATCATAAGCATTTCTTTTATCCAACTAAAGCCATCTTTTAACATACTAACAAAATTAGTTACTGCTGTTACAATTCCTGCTATAATAAGTATTACTCCTCCTGCTGTTCCTGTTAAAATACTTTTTATAGTTTTTATTGCAGTTTCTATTTTAGGTATTATAACTTTTATTGTTGTCAATATTCCCTTACCAACTTCAGTGCAAATCTTACCTATTGATTTTATACTTTCTATGAATTTTGAAACATTTTTAATTAATTTTAAAGCTGTACTTAATGTTTTTATTGCTATTGCAATTCCTAATATAATTTCACCTACTGTTGGATGCTCTACAAACCACTTAAATATATCAACTAATCCACTTAATATATTTAAAGCTATAGTTCCTATATTTTCACCTATTCTTGCTAATGCGTCAATTAATGGTTGCCAATTAATACTTGCTATTTTTTCTGATATTATTCTAAATTTATCTGAACAGTTATTTAACCAATTTTGGAATCCTTCACTTTGCACTACATTGTTTATTGCTGTCAATAGATTATTAAATGCATTTGCTAAATTTTGTACTATTGCATCTCCATTTCCATTATAATTCCAAGCATTTGCAAATGCCTCCGCTATATTTCCTATGATTGCTAAAATTAATTCTAATGATTTGTATACAGTCCCATTTGTAATTATTTTCTCAAAACTTCCCCATACTGCTGATATTAACCCTGTTACTTGTCCTGCTGTTGTCTTTATTTGTTCTACTAAAGCAGGTCCGTACTTATTCCATGAGTCAACAAGCGGTTTAAAAAAATCATACAATTTTTGTGCTAATGGTGACATTTGGCTATCTATTTTTGACATATCTCCGATATTAGGACTTGTATTACTATTATGGTCTCCAACATTATTTATTTCATTATGAACATTTGATAACTGCTTACTTGTATTTTTGGCTTGCTTTTGTGCATTTTTGAAAGCAGATGCACTTGCTTTAGCAAATATATTTACTTTAAATAAAGCATAAACTACAGATTGAACTGCCTTTAATAATTGATATACACAGTTTGTTGCAAATTGTATTACAGGCGCTAATGCACTTCCGCACACTGTATTTCATATACTCGATATTTGCATTTAATTGTTTTGCTTCTGCATTTTGACTTGATAACCATGTATGTGCTGCTCCACTCAATGCTGAATATACTGATTGCATTGAGAATAAAGCACCTGCATATTTTAAAATATGTCCTAGACCATTTCTAACACCCGTACTCATTCCTTTTATGTTGTTTGTAATATTTTGAGTTATTTTTGGTAATTCTTTAAAACTACTATTTATATTAGATATACTAGGTTTTACTTGTTCTATTTTTTGTTTAAATGCTTCAAAAAAGCTACCCAATTTATTTTGAGTAGTTGCTGTCTTGTTTGTTTCTTGATTTAATTGTGTAATTTTATTTTTTGCTTCACTTAACTGAGTATTATACATCTCTATTTCCGTATATAATTTTTGTGCCTGACTATTTAATGATACAAAATCTTTATTTGTTCCCAATGCATTATCAACTGTTGTATCCATTGCTTTATCATTAGGATTTATTCCTTCTGGCGTTACACTTTTTCTAGTATCATCCACAATTTTATCAATCTGAGGATTTATTACGTTTAATTTCATTTGTCGAGCATTTATTTTTTCTTGTAAACTATCTATTTGTTTTTGTACTTGAGATATTTGTTTTTGTGCATCTTTATTATTTACTTTAATTGCTATTTCGTTGTTTTCAGAACTCTTTTTTAAATCCTGCATTTTCTTTTTCATAAAATTAACTGCTTGATGTAATTTGCTAGTCATTGTCTTTGTGTCTACTTTTGAAAAAGCTTCTTGAACCTGTTTCATTTTTTCTTTTATTGCAGGTAACATTTTTTCAAATTCTTTCAATGCTTCTTCTACTTTTGCAGTTACAATTATCTCAATTTCTTCTACTGTCATTGTTATTCCTCCTTCCATATTTTCATTATAAAAAGCACCAGTTTAACTGATGCTCTATTGCTAATATATTGATATTTGTTCTTCTTCCATTCTTGGAAGTATTCCTTTTGCCTTTAGAAACTCATATAAGAATAGTCTTCCTTTTTGTGTCCACATCATACTAGTTCTACTTCCTTGAGTTCCATTTGAATGTGTAAATTCAAATGTCTTTGTTTGTGTGTATCCTTTCCCTCTATATTTCTTATATAATAGCCAACTAGTACCTTCTTTATATTGAATGCTGAATTTCTTTAACATCTTATTAAATTCAGGTGCTGTAAATCCATAATCACATGCAATTACATTTACTTTAGTTAAATCATCACATTGCAAAATTCTATCTGTATAATCTGCTTTTGGTTTTAATTCTCCAATAAGTTGGTCTTTTTTATCATTCTCTGCAAGTAAATTTCTATTTTCATTTCTTAGTTTTTCAACTTTTGCATTTAATACATTCATAGCCTTTAAAATCAACTCGTCCTCATTCATATTTTCTTCGCCTGCTATGTATCCTCCTGTTTTTCTTATGCTTGGTAATACTTCACTTGTTACCCATCTTTTGAACTTTTTAGCACTTGGTAATTTGCTTGACATTATTAAACTATATAAACCACTTTCATTTATCATTATTGTATCTCTGTTTTGACCTGAAGTACCGAATCGGTACCACAGCTCTATCTTCTTCCTCTACATGTCTGCTCACATCTCTACTGCCATTTTTATAACCTAATATTGTAGCAATTTCTTTTCCTACAAAATATGGTTCATTGTTTATTTCTAAACTTCTAATTTCTCCAAATTCTTCATTTTTAAATATTTGTAATTCATTCATTATACTTTTTCCTCCTTTTATAGTATTAATTACATACATTTTGTTTTCTCAATAATTTTAATTAATTGTTCCCAAGTTGTTTTGCCTTCTTCAACTAATTGATAAGCATTTTTGCAAATATTATAAACTTTTGAATCAATTCTTTTGTTTATTTGACTTTCATATTCAATAACGTACTTATCAAATTTACTTATTTCTAGTTTTTCTTCTTTGCCTAGCCAAGTTCTCTTTCTTAAATCATTTTCTATCCATTTAACCAACTTTTCTAGTTTTTCTTTTTCTTTTGTTCCGACCCATAGTTCTGCTATAGGTTTAACAAAACTCATTCTCATTTCTGTTTCTTCACAATGAAACATTTCTTTTGTTTTATAAACAATTTTTAATTTTGCCATAATAAAAAGACCTTCCTTTCAATTTTGTATTGAAATTTCAGTCCTACTGTGATACAATATATTTGTAGGAACTAAAATTTCTACTTGTGAGATAATTTGTGTGTTCGCCAAAACCTAGCAAATTATCTCTACTTTTTTGTTTCTTCATCTATTTTTTCTATGAGCCATTCTGTTTTAGTTTTATTTTTTTCTTTCAATGTTTTGTCTATAATATTATACTTATCTTCTGGAAGTAATACATTGAAATTTTTTCTTGTTTTTCTTCTTTCTCTAAAATATTCAGCTCTACTTCTATTACCGTCTATTTTAATGCCCCCTTTCTGTATCTTGCAACCATTATACAGTAGCAAGATACATTTGTCAAGAGGTATTTTAAAATTTTCAACAAAATAAAAAACACCTATCTAAGTAAGTGTTTCTTCGTATTTTAATGGTATTTGTATATATATTCTATTTTCTTTTTTAGAATTTCTGACGATTTTTATTCCATCAATTTGAAATTCCTCTATTATTTTATCTGATACAGACAAAATATCAGATTGAGTAATATTCCTTGAAAATATTACTTCATATTCAGTTATATATTTTTTCTTTACAATATCTATAACTTTAACCTTAAATCCCAATCCACTATACAATTCTTGTATTTTCTCAACTGTAACTTTAAGTTCTGTATCTGTTATTGGAGATAATATATATTCATTCTTTGGTATTGCAAAATCTATATTTTTATGTTTATCATAATAGTATAATTTTTCGTAATAATTATCAACATTACAATTATATTCATCATTATAATCTTTAGAAATATTCAATTTATTTTGATTTATTTTATTAATTTTTGATTTTATATTTACTCCTTTATATCCGTTTTTGATTTTTTTCTTCTGGTAAAAAACATTTGATTATACCACTTATTATTTCTATAATAAAAATAAATGCATAAACACTTATTTCTATAGATATATACATAATGTAAAACGGTAAGCATATTAATAACCATATCAATTGGAACATTTTAAATTAACCTTTCTATTTCAATAATTGTTGTTTTTTTATTTCAAATTCTTCTTGAGTTATTATTCCATCATCTAATAGTTCTTTATATTTTCTTATTTCATCTGCATTTGACTTTATCTGAATATCCTTTTTCACATTTTCTTCAAGATTTCTTGCTTTATTTATTGCTTCTTTTAATTCTTTACTCAATTCTTTTTTGAATATTTTTATTACAAAATTTTCTGTTATTCCATTTATTCTTAATTCTCCTGTTTTTGTAAAACCACTTATATGTTCATCTATTGATTGGATATCCTTCACTAATATTTGTTTTTCATTTACTGTTCCTAATGTTGAATTACAAAAAATAATTCTTTTATCCGTTATAGCAATTACCCCACTTAAGACATCTTTAATTTGTAAAGCTCCTCCAAATATTTGATTTTGGTTTTCAAAACTTGTATTATTATTTTTATTTATTGATACATTAGTTACTAGTGCATACAACAACTCTTCGTTTTCTTCAATTAAAGCTTGTGTTTTCTTTATAGCTCCCTTATTAAAAAAATCATAAGTTTTGTTATTTTTTACAAAATCCTCTACATTCATGATTATTCTCCTTCTACATATTATAAAAAGATTATATCACTTTTAGTTAGAATTTCAAGTCGAATTTTGTCGAAAAGTATATTTTTTTAATTTTTTTCTGCTTTCATTATACCTCTCATTCTTCTTATAATTTCTTCAGGAGATTGAGTTTGTTGTTCTTCTTTCTTGAATAATTCTTTGTAATTATCTCTAATTGGTATTATTTTAGGATTTCTACTCATACTATCTGCTCTTATAAGTTTATTTGTTACCGCTTCTTGTAAATTAATTTCACGCTTTAAATCATCTATTATTTTTATAAGGTGTGTTTGACAATATGCATTTATTTCTGAATATCTACTATTCCAAAACTCATACGGTTTTATGTCAAAATAATAAGCTAGAGACTCTATTGAATATATTAATTCAACTAAATTATGAGCCTCTTTTATTTTTTCTACTATATCATTTAAGCCTCGTAGCCTTGAAATTCCTGTTCTTGAAATTGTTTCTCTGCTATTTTGCTCATTGCATTTTCTGCTGATTTTTGAACTAAATCGTTCATATTCATTGTTGATAAAGGATTTGATGTCATTTCTTTTAATTCTTTCTTGTTCATTTTCTTTTTGAAAAAACCCTCTTCATTCAATGCCTCTGCAATCTTTCCATATAAATCATTTGCTGTTATTCCTTCTATTCTGCATTCGTCCATAAAGTCGTACACTTCATCTGATGATACGAATACACTTTTACCATCTTCATTTTCTGCTAATTTAAATATTATTTTTGATAAAGCTTCTCTATCGCATATTGCATATGCTTTTGTAAATGCTTCTTCAAAATTTTTATTTTTTAGTAGATTAGCTATGTCTACTATTTTTCTTGTTTTTAGTACTAAATTTATTGTTTTATTTTTTGTTTCTATAATCATTTTTAATTCTCTCCTTTGCAAAAGAGAGAAGGCTTATTCTGCCTCCTCTGTATTTTCTTCTATTGTGCTAGTAACTTTCTTTGTTCTACTCCTAGCACTTAATGTAGAACTATTCTGTGGGAAATCCTTTGCTTTCTGTTATTTCTGAGCTTCTATAAATTGTTAATTTTGATTTTAGCATATCATCTATAGCTATTTCACTCATTCCAATATAACATGTACCTGTAAAGTACCATGTTAATGGTTTACCAGCTTCTGATGTACTTTCTGGTAATTGAATTGCCCAATAACCATTTGTTTTTGCTGTTTGTACAGCTTTTAATTCATCATATTGGTCTTCTTTAAATAATATTTCTATTTCTAGATTTTCTGCTTTTTGTCTTCCTTCTGCTTGTCTTTCATCTGGAATGTCTAAAGCACTATATGTTATTCCTTCTGGTGCTTTTAAAAATTCTGGTATGCTTTGTACAAAAGCTATTTGTTTTCTTTTTCCTGCTGATTTTAAATCTTCTAATGTATCAGCATGAAATAGTTTTGTCATTGTACTTGTTTTTGGATCCATTTTAAATTCCTCCTATTTTATAAAATTAAAAGAAGTTGTTATAGAATTATAACAAACCTCAAATGTTATTGTTATACCGTATTTTTGCAGTATTTGATCATATACTGCAGGACTGGTATTTGTCCTTGTAAAATTAAATTCTTGAAGTTTTTTATCAACTTCATCTGCCATTTTCATTGCTTGGCGTTGTTTTTCATTCCAACAAGTTATTGATATTTGAAATGTAGAAAGTATTGGAAATGCATTTTCAGTTTTATTTACTGACTTTAAAGGCGTATGCAATTCCAAGCAAGGAAATTTACTTGTTGTCGTTGGATTTGTTAATATTTGTTTATATTTTAATGATTCTAGTTTTTCATATACTAAATCGCTAAACTCTAATTCGCTTAAATCTTTCATTACTTACATACCTCCAAAAAAAGAAGAACATTTCTGTTCCTCTTTATATTTCCATATATATCCATAGGCCTTTTTATATTTTCCTAAACAACAAGCAGAAATATATCCATTATCGTATCCTGTTTTTCTTTCCGCTTCTCTAATTCCTTCATATTCTGCAATTTTATTCATATTAATATCATATTGAATTATTTTTCTAGAAAGCTGATTTTCACTTCCATACCTTTGTTTATTAAGTCCTGTCTTATATGCATGTTTTACATTTTCCGAACAAGTAACCCATTCTAAATTTTCAACATTATTGTTGGATTTATTGCCATCTTTATGATTTACTTGTGGTAAGTTCTCTGGATTAGGTATAAATGCTTGTGCCACCATTCTATGAACTATAATATGTACTTTTCTTTTATATCTCCAAAGAAATATAGTTGGATATCCATCTTTATCATGTACTAATTTCATATTAATATTTCTTTTTAGGCTTTTTATATTTCCTAAATTGCTAACTTGATATTTTCCTTTTAAGCCATCTATATTAATATCCTTCCAAATTTCTTTCATTAATCAGGCCTCCTGTTTTTTATTTTCATTTACAAATATCTCTAAACATTTGATTGAGTTCTTTTACTAAAATTTCCTTATTTTTTTCTCTAGTATAAAACTCGCTATCGGTAAGAAAGTGGTTAGCGCGAACACCTCTTGCTACATAAAATTGCATGCCATTTATTTCAATAATTGGATAACGCAATTCTTTTTCAGCCTTTGAGACGGGAATGAACCACTGACTTCCTCCTGTTTCCAAGAAATGTTTTGTAGTTCCTACTGGAGGTAGTTCTCTAAAATCTCCTGTACCGAAATGTTCAAACATAGCCCAAGGGAACTTATCTTTGTCTGTATATACACGCCCCTTCACTTCTTTAGTAGACATATCAATCATTTCAACTAATATACCTTCTTCATTATGGCCGTTTTTCCAACCTTATAGCATAACCTCTAATGTTTTTTAATACATCTTCTGTTATTATTTTTGCAGTTTGTGGTAATTTTTGAATTATAGCATCTATATTTTTAAAATTATGTTTTACTTTTATATTACAATTGAAATTTATCATTGTATTTTCTCCATTCTATATACATAAGTACTTCCTATTTTATTTTTGTCCAGTACTCTATACTCCGGAATAAACTTCTCTAATTTTGAGATATCTTCAAATGATATTCCATTACCTTTTTGTATATCATAATTTCTATTCGTACGACCTTTATATGTACTATAATCCACTTCACCAGTAGACTTTCTATCTAACTCGTTGACATCTTGTTGCATATTTAGCCAAGCCTGTCCTTTATATTTCCATACTTTATCACTCTCGCCGTGGTCTTCTATTTCTTCATATTTGGATATATATACTTTTGTTAAATCTCGTAATAACATTACTTAAATATCCTTATCGAAGCAACATCTATTCGTAATTTCTTTTCTATATCATTAAATGAACTAGAAATAGAACCTTCGTTTCGACTTAATAGTCCTTCTGAACCTCTGGCATTATATTCAGATATAACGGCTTTTTTTATGTATGGAAATAATTTATTATCAGTTTCTTTACGATTAGAAGCATCACAGGCAATAGAAGTCATATCTGCTATGATGTCTTGTATTATATTATCTGTATCTTCAATATAATTTGCTCCTAATCTTTGTTTTATTTGTTCTAACATCTATTGCCTTCCTTTCTATCCTTTTGAGATTATTCTTGCTATAGCAATTTCTTTATGGTTATATGTATTTCCATCAGAACCTACTACTAAATCCCAGTTTGCTCCATCTGCTAATTCTTCATCTGTTGGTGAATCTGTTGCTTGATTTTTCATTAAGTAACTAACACCATGAGGAGCCATTACTTTTCTTTGTCTTTCATATAAGTAATCTCTATCATTATCAGCATCTCTATCCATTTCATGAGGTACTTTTGCTCCTAAGTCTTCATAGTCAAATGCTCCTTTTCCGAAAACATAAGTAACATACTTAGAATCTCCATATCCTGAAACTTCATAATAGTTTCCAATATTTTCAACAGAAGGTTCTGCAACTGCTGTATAATTTGTTCCGCTTTTTGTATAATATGTTTTTCCTTCTGTTAAAGTTTTATCAGAAGTTTTTGCATATATTGGTTCTCCCTCTTCTTCTGTTATTTCGTCATATTCAATTAATAATTTTCCATTCCATGTATAAACATTTAGTTCTCTTTCAATTCCATTTGGGTCATTATATCTTAAGTTTGTTACTAATTTTTTTCCTTCTAGATTTGTTACTATTACAGAGTTTGCTACTGCTAATTTAAAGTTTCTTCTTCTATCTCCACATGCTTTTTGTAACGCTGTATTTAATGTTGTTTCAGCTACTGATGACTCAGTTTCCCCTGATATATCATATGTGTGTTTTGAAGCAAAAACTTTACCTGCATCTGATTTCATTGAGAATAATGCTTTTGTTATAATTAATAATACATCTTCCCATGCGCTATCCCAGTAATCTCCTAGTTGGTCTGCAACTTGACTCATAAAGTCTTTTTTTGATGTTACATCATATGTAAAGTCATCTTCATAAAACTTGTCTTTTCTACCAATAACAACAACACCTTGTTTATATGTTGGCAATGTTTTTCCTTCATCATATTTTGTTTTTCCATCATAGTTTACGGGTTTGCCTTTTAATCTTCCTATCATTGGAATTATTCCATATTCAGCACCAGTTTGTGATGCAAACATTTCTCTTATTCTATTGTTTCCTTGTAATACTCCTGATTTTATTAATAAATTTAATCTTTCTTGTGGAATTGTGTCATAATAAGCACCGAATGCTCTTTCATTAAAATATTTTTTGTTAAATGTTCCTGTACTTGTAAAATCTGCCATTTTTTATACCTTCTTTCTTTTAATTTTTATATTTTGATAATTTGCAAAGTTCTTCATAAGTCATTTGACTTTCTGGTTTAGAACCTTCAATTGAATCTCCGGTTTGAGGAGCAGGTTCTTTAGAATACTCATTTATTGCTTTTTCTCTATCTGCTTTTGATACTTTTTCAAATATATCTAATTTTGAATTGATACTTTCAGCAGTTTCTCTTGAAAAATCAATAGTTTCTATGTATCCTAATGAGATACCTCTTTGACTTGCTTGACGAATTGTTTCGTCTTTTAGTCTATAAGCATTTAGTTCATTTTCAGCCTTATTTGCTCTAGCTCTTTCTTGCTCTAATTCATAAGACTTTTTTTGGTCTTCATCCATTTTTGCAAGTTTATCCGCTTCTGCTTTTTTTGCTTCCATTTCTTCTAAAATTGCTTGTCTTTCTTTTTGCTTTTCAGCATTAATCATTTTGTTTACTTCATCTCTTGTAAAAGTTTTTTCTTTATTTTCTTCTACGTTTGATGTTTCAACTTTTTCTACACTCTCGGCAGTAGATTCCATATTTGTTTTTACTTCTTCATTACCTTCCATAACGAATTTCCTCCTTAACTTTTACGGTTGTTATAACCAAACTATTTGACTTTTTACGGAAGTCTAACCATACAAAAATAGACGTACGTCTACGTCTAAAATTTATAATTATAAAATGTTAATAACTTATTTATTTTTTTCTTTAATATTAAGATATATTGCATATCCTATTATTCCTGCTAATTCTGTTAATATGGTGGCTATTACTCCACACCAAAATGGATTTATATACATATTATTTTTCCTCCTCTCCTTCATAAATTGCTGTATATTTTTTCTTTATATCAAAATTAGTTATTTCATCTGGTGTCAAATTCGCATTAATTTCAATGTTAGAGACAAATTTCAAGTCGTTTGTTATATCATCTGCCCTCTTTATAAGTTCTTGACCTATTGCTATAATAGCCTTTTTTGCATTTTCTTTTCCTATTGGCATTAATGGTTCTTCCATCTTTTCCACCTTCTTTCCACAATAAAAGCACCTACTTTAAAGTAAGTGCTAAAATTTAATTTTCATCATTTCATTGTAATATTTTTCCCATTCTTCATATTCTTCTATGATTTTCTTTGGTGTATTTTCTTTCCATTTCCATGGTTTTTCTTCTCCTAGTGTATCTATTTGCCAATCCGTCCAAGGGTGTTCCATAGGCATCATATTAAATCATCCCTTTCATAACTTCTATTATGTTTTTGCTTAATAATGAAGCATTTTCTTTATTAGCATAATAATCTGCAAATGCTTCTGCAATAATTTCTTGTCCTCTTTCTTTATATGCATATCCTGAAATATTCCTTATTAGCAAATCTTTTTCTTTTATATCATTTACACCTATTTTATTCAAGGCTTTATTTAATATTTTATTTACTGTTATATTATTTTCGCTATCAAAAACTATTGCATTATTATTGTTATGATTTAATTTTTTTATTATTTCTGTTACTGCTATATGTCCTGTTTCATGTATTGACATATCTTTATAAGTTGTGTTGTTAGGATGAAAATGCTTCTTAACATCCATTTCATATAATTGTTTTGGAACTTTACCATTATAAAATTTATTTTTATTTATATACATTACATATGTTCCATCTTTTTGTAATTCTACTGCTAGTCCACCATTTGGATGGTCTATTTCTTTTATTTCTTTAATCTTTCCTCTTACATTTGGAAAATCATTATATACTCTACTCATATTGTTTAATAATTCTTTTAAAACTTCTTTATCTATATGCCTTGTATTCATTTTTTTAATATTGTATTTTTCTTTTATATCTTTTTCAAATTTTGTATCAAATATATTAAATTGTTTTTCTGTTTCTAACTCAATATGCTCATTATTAGAATTATACATAATTGTACTTCTACAATAGTGAAAGTGATGTTGTATTGGTGGGAGATTTAAGCCTAGTACTAATCCATTGCATCTAATTCTTTGTACTGTTAATTCTTTTTGTGTCTCACCATAATATCTATCAAATACATTTTCTTTGTTAATATAAAACTCTTGATTATTTAAACTATCACACATTAAAGTTGTTTTATCATCTTCTACTGCAATAAATCTAACTTTTGAATTATCTTCTGTTACTTCTTTTATCCCTTCTACTTTTGCTAGATTATTTAAGCCAATCATTTGTAAATCTGCTGCACCTGATATTTTGCCATTATTTATATTAAGTTTTTGATTATTTTGTCTATTTATTATTATCTGAAACTCACTAGAATCGATTTCTAGGCCTTTTTGTTGTTGCATATTTAAAATTGCTTGTTTATATATTTGTTGTGCGTTATATTGCATCGTTGCTTCTATATACTGTTTCCAGTTAAAACCACTATAATTGGGTTGGTCCAATAATGCAAGAAATAAAGCCATCGCTAATATTGATGGCTTTTTCTTTTTATTTACTTCTTTTTGTCCGTTCTTCATAGTAATAATTAGCATCTTCATACATTATTTGTGTTTCTTGCTCTTCTAATTTGTTTTGTTCTTCTATATACGCACTATAAATTAATAATTCTAGTATTTCACTGTTCTTTACCCTTGTTCTTTTATAAATATTGTTTGCTAATACAGTAAAATAGTTATTATTCTTTAATAAGCCTTGTTCTTTCCATTGTTCTATATATGTATTTATTCTTTTCTTAGTTTTATTATCTGCAATATTATAGATGTTTTCTGTTGTAAAATTAAATGTATCAAATAGTTCTTGAAGTCTGTTTTGAGTTTGTTTTGATGTTTTATTATATAGTTGTTTTAATTCTTGCATTTTTGTATCGTGATAATTCCATATATTCATTTATCTATCACCTTTCCAAAACCAATGATACAAATCTTTTCCCATTTCACCAAAAAAACCTAAGATAATAAAAAAAAGAATTATAAATATTCCTTGCATTTATAACACCTCTATTCTTTATTGATTTGCTTATTAACTATTTTGCTTTGTTCTTTCTTGTTATCTGCTGTTAACTTCTGAACTTTTTGTTCATCTGTTAAATCTGTTACTTTGTCATCTTGTTTGTTTTCTTTATTTTGTTCTGTTCCTGTTTGTCCCATGATTTGCATTTGTTCTAAATTTTTCTGAATATTTTCTTCGTTTTGTAAATCCATTTTTGCCAATTCACTTGTTGCATCTAAATCAAGATTTAATAAATTTATAACCGTTTCATCTGGTAATAAACCTCTTACTTTCAATGCATTTGTTATGTCTGTTGCTTTATCAGAAGGTAAATTTCTATTTAGTTTTATTTCTATATCTCTAAAGTCATAACTTTTACCTTTTTCTTTATTAAATTTTTCCAATATTATTCTCCATCTTCTTGTTAATCCCTCAAGAAAATCTCCTTCAAATGTTGCTATATACTGTTGTAAGCTAAAGAATTTCTTTTCAAGTGCTGAATTATTATCAGCTGATGTAAATCCAAGGTCTGTCATATTAGGGCAGAATGAGCATAAACATATAATATCCATTAATGTCTTTTTATGGTTCTGTAATGCTGTATCATTTACATTCTTTTCAACCCAAGCTATGTCGCTATTTACATCTTTGTTTCCATCTAAATATCTAACTCTGCTTGTTAATACATATTCATCTTCTTTTTGCCTTGCTGGATTTATGATATCTTCGCCTTTTTCATTTTGGATAATCATTGGATTTTCTGGTTGATATCCTATAACTTTCAATATTGCTTCATCATTATACTTAAATACATTTCTTGAATTTTGAATACATCTTTCATATGCTTTTATTAAACTTATTACTGGTTCAAATATCGCCATTCCGTCGCAATTTTCTATTGCTGTTGCAGGAATATCATCATCCCATTTTTTAGGCTGTTTTTCTTCTTCATTTTCTTTAAATAATGGTTCGTCTTTGAACTCTTGTTCATAAGCCGATGTGCCAAACAGCTTTCTTTTTTCAGGTGTGTCATAATAATATCTTTTTCCGTCTGCTGTTGTTAATTCTACCATTTGTTGATATTCACCATTTGCCATATATGTACGAATTATTCTATATATTCCTATTAGATTCTTAGGCAATGAATAATCCCATATAGCAACTGTTTCTAATGCATCACTTCTTGCTATTGTTATTTCTCCTGTTGTTTCATCTTTATAATATATTTCATAACATGCTCTTTTTACTAAATAATCTAATACCATATGTAAGAAATGTGAACCATCGTTGTTATAATCAACTATATGTTTTATTAACTCTTCTATTTCTTTAATTTCTTGTTCGTCATTAGTTTCGTGATTAAATAATTCTTTAATTATTTTGTCTTTATCTTTATTAAATGCTTTTACTTTATATGTCGGTGCTTTTCCTCCAAAATAACCAGCAGACATAACACTTATATATCTTTCAAGTGGTACTTTTATGTCCTCATCATCTAGACTTGCTAGTTCTTCATCTGTTAGTTTTCTTCTGAACTTCTCATATAATTCTTTTCTTATATCTAATTCTTCTTGTGCTTTAAAATATATATCTGTTATACTTCTTTCTTCTGCTAATCTTTCTTTGCTATATCTTAACATTGTTTCCTCCTATTAAAAAAACACCTACTTAGTAGATGTTACATTTTTATAAATGACTTATTAGTCATTTTCATATTTGTATTTTTAGGTTTTGGATTTTCATATACACCTGTCAAGCAGTCCTCAGCATCATCATGTTCATTCTTTCCAGTTCTTACATAATGTTTTAAATGTTTTGCAAATTCTGGCCATTTATCTTCCCAATTAATAGGAAAATACACATTGTTCATTACTCCTGTTGAATTACTTAATATTCTTGCAACTTTATTGTCTCCCTGATGAAACCATCTAACATTTGTATGCCTGTTACCTAAATTCCTTAAATTTGTTATTACATTTCTTGCAAATCCTCTACCGCCATTATTACTCTCTATGTTTGCATTTCCAACATTGTCTTTCGTTAGCATTTCTGCAACTGCTGGCTCTGTAACTTCCATTGCTTCTTGTGTATAAATTACATTTAATATGTAATATTCTTCATTATACATTTGATAATTTATTGAACATAAGTAATCATTGCCCTCGTCTGCAGTATCTGTATAATTCATAATATAATGCGATGGTGGTAATTTTTCATAAGTTTTAAATGCTGTGTATAATCTATTTTTTACATCTATTGGTTCTTGTTGATAGTTAGCATATATAATATCTTTGTTCATATTTTTAGTTTTTAATTCATAGTCTTCTTTATTTAAAATTGCATCACACAACATTGAGCCATCCTCTTGAACTGCTTTATAGTTTATATGTCTCACATTGTCATAGTTTTCTAATATATAACCTGCTAAATCATTACTAGACCATCTGGTCATAATAATTATTAACTTAAATCCTGTTTCTGTTCTTGATAGCATTGTGTTGTTAAACCAGTCTATTTGTTTTTGTAAAACATTTTCGTTGTACGCCTCTTCAACATTCTTTATTAAGTCATCTATTATCATTAAAGTACATCCAAAACCAGTTGCCGTTCCTTTTGGTGATGTTGCTAAATAATTTGCTTGTCCGCTTCCATCTAATGCCCATTTGTTTGCACTAGATTCGCCAAATTTTATTTTTGTATTAGGAAATAC